GTGATAATCAACATCTATTAAAGAACTTGGGTACTGTTAAATATTTAAGAAAGTCCGACAATACATATTGGGACGGATTAGACCCAGAAGATAAAGTAGAGGATTATGAATTAGTTTATGTCTAAAATCAAATACGATCAGAATCTAGTTAACAGTAATTTAGAAAATGTCTTTAATGTAGGTCCTACAGATAAAGACACAACAACAGATTTGAAAAACAATCAGGCAGAAATCAAAAAGCGTGGTGGTAAAAGAATAGGTGCTGGTCGTAAATTAGGAACTACTAATAAAATTCAAGGTGTTGATTTTTTACAAGAATACAAAAAAGTCCATGGATCAACATTAGTAGAAGATTTAGCAAAAGATATGCAGGATGCAAGATTGCGTGGTGATTATGAAATGTTATTCAAATATCAAACAGCCTTTGCAAAATATTACTTTGCAGATACAGCAAAGCAAGAACTAGATGTTACCAGCAATGGGCAAACAATAGGGGCAAGTTTCAGTTTCCCAACAACTGAATTGCCTGAATGGTCTAATGAACAACCAACGAAACATTAATGTACCATTATTTGGAGAACAAAAAACAATTCTTCAAGATTGGCTTACTACAGATAAACATTGTATCAATATAGTTCCTGTTGGCTCAGGCAAAACATTCTTAGCAAGTATCGCATTACCAATCTTTGCAACTGACGTTAGATATCATAAAGGTAAAGATATCATATATTCAGCACCAACAGGTGCAATGATTAAGTCATTGATATGGGAACCATTAAAACGTAGTTGCATAGAATACTTTGGACTAGAAGACCAAAAACATATTAACAATAGTGAACTTACAATCAAGTTCCCTAATGGTGTTTTCATACGTTGCAAAAGTGCAGAGCAAAGAGAAAACTTAAGAGGTCTTAACGTTGGCATTTGGGTAGCGGATGAGGCAGCATTATATACTCAAGATACATTACAGGAAATCACAAATCGTTTAAGACCTAAAGTAGGACAGCCCGATACGTTTGGTAGATTAATTGTTATCTCAACACCAAATGGTAATGGTCCTCTTTATGATCTATATGAAATGGCTCTTAAATTGCCAGACAAATATATTGTTCGTCATTTGAACTATTTGCAAATGCGTTCAGGTAATCGTGATTTCATTGAAACTCAACAAAAGATATTAAGTCCATTAAAGTTTCAACAAGATTATATGTGTAGTTGGGATGTGGTCGAGAACCAATTTTTCTATACATGGAATAAACACAAATATTGTGTAGATGAAATTAAGGATCGTATGGGAGACTTATATAGTTTCCATGACTTTAATAAACGTAGAATGACAGCAATTGTCGCACAAGTTACCAACCCTGGTAAATTAGATGGAAAGATCGAGGTATTAAAAAGTTATGCTATCAATGATTGTTCAACAGAAGGAATCGCACAAGCAATTCGTGTTGATTTCCCGAGAAGGCGAATCAACAGTATTATTGACATGTCAGGAACGCAAGTCAACCGTGACACCACTAGTCCATTTGGTATCACTGACAGGATTCTACTTGAGCGTTATGGTTTTACGATTGTTAACAACCGTAATAATAATCCTCTTATCGCCGATACTGATAATACAAGTAATGCTTTCATTAATCGTGGGGGTTTGGTCGTTCAAAAAGACGACAAAATACTATTAGAAAGTTTAGGAACCTATCACTTTGAAGATGGGTCACGTAAAAAATTAGTTAAATATACAGAACAACAATATGCACATATTGATGGATTGGGCGATTGTATTCGTTATGGAATACATCATTTGTTCCCAATACATCACGAGCAAATGGATCATGGAATGCCTGAATATGTTACAAGCGATCCAAGATTCTATAAGAAACCAGGGGGCGAACATTTACCACATAGCCCATTGTATCCTGGAGGTCCTTCCTGGGAAGAACTATTAAGTGGTAAAGAAGAAACAAATAACAATGATTATGTAGAATGGTGAACAAATGAAAAAGAAAGCAACAAATGATATGTACCAAACGTATTTCAATAGTCATATTGAAAAGTTAGACGATGGATGTTGGCAATGGACAGCAGCCAAGAATAACGTGGGTTATGGATTATTCAGATACAATGGTAAGATGCAATCAGCACATAGGGTGCAAATGCAATTAAATGGAATTGACATAGAAGATGTATGTGTTTTACATACTTGCGATAATTATGCATGTGTAAATCCAGATCATCTTTTTACAGGTACAATGAAGGATATGAGTGAGCATAGAACTAAGCGAGGTATCAATAGAGGCATGACTGGTAAAAGTCATAAGATCGGTACCTGCAAACATTGCAATACAACATTACCTGTAAACATACTTGGCAAATTTCATAATGATAAATGCAAACACAAACCTAAGTAAAGTATATGCATAAATAGAGTATATATTGGAACAATATAATTATGAAAAACAAGACCTTACTACATCGTTGCCCTGTATACACAAGTATATACCAAACGATGTCCGATTACCAAATGGCATATCTTGGGGGAACAGCCTTCAAACGTCAATCAAGAAAAAAGCGCCCAAGTGAGGACGAAAAGATACACATTGACGTTATCACACATACAGTAGCACAACCTATTTGTCGCTATATTGTTGATACATTAAACAACTATGTGTTTGAACCAGGCATTAAACGTGATATTAAATTCGCTACACCAGATGGTACACCAATTGACGATGACATGGCTGAATGGGCAGAATTGTTTTGTTTAGATGCTGACATGACCAATAATAGTTTAACTGGTGTCATGGAACAAGTAGGTCAATTATCAAGCATATTTGGACATTGTTGGGTCTTTGTCGATATGCCAAAACAAAGTGAAGGTAATCTAGGTCGTCCTTATATTTGCGTAATTAATCCTATGGATGTATGGGATTGGAAGTTTGAGTATTATGGTGGTCGACAGTTATTACAATATGTTAAGGTAAAAGAATTTGAAGAACATGATTGCTATTATTTCAAGATTTATTATTTAGGTGATAGTGTTAACCCAAGTCGTTGGGAAAGTTATAAAGTAGAAAAAGAAGATAACAGTGAAGGTGAAGCAGTATTACTTGATAGCGGTGAGTTCCCAGCAGGCATGGCTATCCCAGGATTCATTGCATATGGTCGTAGAGACCCAAGACGTATTGATGTAGGCATTAGTGATATTGATAATGCAAGTGACGCACAACGTGAACACTATAAATTAGAATGTGAAGCATACCAAAGTTTGATGTTTGCCAAAACATTAATTCGTGCAGATCCTGGCGTTAAGGTTCCTGCAATGGCTGGTGCAATTGTACGAGCAGTACAAGGTCAAGTAGAAAGCATAAGTGTTGATACACAAGATGTTCAACATATCATAGACAAACAACAAGACTTATTAGAACAATTAGAAAAACTAATTGGTATGGGTGGCATTAGTCGTAATGTTAAACAAGCACAATCAGGTATATCCATGATTGAGCAAAGACGTAATGTACATAAACTTGCACAAGCAAAAGCACGATTGATGGAAATCACAGAAGAACAAATCTTTACATTTGCCGCACGTTTCATGGATATGCGTTGGGCAGGTGAAGTTCATTATGATACAGATTATGAAGCCAGCGATACAGAATATCGACTAACGTTGATGAATCAAGCAAAAACATTAGCAGGTGATAATCCTATAATTCAAAGTATGATTGTTAATGAATTAGTTGGAATGCTTGCACCTCCAGAAGAGGTTAATGATTATAAACAAGCAGTACTACCATTACTAAGCCCAGAATTCCAAGCACTAAGCCAAGAAGAAGCAATGGAAGATTATCGCAGTGATATTGGCGATCAAGTACCAGATGTACAAGATACCGATGAAAGTTCAATTGAAGAATTGGTTGAAGATCAAGTTTACAGCGGTGTTGGTACAGGTATTACATATACAGGACAAAGTAGTTATAACCCAATTGCAGATCAATTGGTAGGCCAAGCATCAGGACGATAAGGAGAATATATGCTAGCAGATTCATTAAAAGTTTATTTGGCAACAAATACAAGTTTCTATTTGAAAGCACATGGCTTTCATTGGAATGTTACAGGTAGTAACTTCCCACAATATCATCAATTAT